TAACGAAGAAGCTACTTTAAATAATCAAGTTAAATTAAGAGAAGCAAAAGACAAAAAAGATTTTCTTAAAACTTATGACTTCTTATCTAACCAAGATGATGAGTTTGATATTATAGCTTACAGAAACGATAGTTCTAGAACTAATACAGAAATAAAAGCTATTGATACTTTTATTAATGACCAGAAGTTTGATGGTGGAAATAGTGATAGTTCTTTGATTATGGTTGAAATAGGTAAACTCTTAGAAGAAGGTAAATTTGATGAAGCTGAGGAGTTTGCTAGACAAAATTATTATAAAGGAAATATTAGAAAGTCTACATTCACAACAATAATTACTTCTGACATTCCTAACTATAGAAACTTTAAAGACAAACCTGTATTTGGAAATATTGAATTTACAGAAACTATAAAAGGTTTAGACGCACTTGTAGCCAGTAGTTCTAACTACGGAGATAAACTTCAAGCAGGACAAGCAAAGACTTATATCAATACAAGAATGTTAAGATGGTATAAAGAAAATGTTGCAAAGTATACGGTTGATGGTCAATTTCAACAAGAAGAATTTGAAACGGCTTTTATAAAACATTTTAGAAACATAATTGAAGTAATGAAGACTGCTAAGAAACCTGATGGTGACTTTGTATTCAAAGCATTACAATTTAATGAAACCCAATCTAGTGGTGCAGTATTTAACAATTTAGATGAAACCTTAAAGAAGATGAGTGATAAGTAATGGCAATAATTAGAAAAGCACCTAATGGTGAACTTGTTTCATTTCCTGACGGAACTACAGAAGCACAAATTCAAGAAGCATTTAATTCAGAACAATACCAATCAGCAAAGACTATAGATAAACCTACAGAAGCAGGAGTATTATCTGATTTACCACCTGCATTAAAAAACAACTGGGCGTTTGATACTTTTGCAGTTGCACCTTATGAAGCGTCAAGAAAAGCAATAAATAGTGCAGTAGGTCTAGTAGAAGATTTAGGTGACACTTTAGGAGACAAGACTACTCTTGGTGGCTTTAGATATGGTAAAGACGCTAATAATGGATTGATTGAATACATTCCATACAAACAAGCAGTACAAGAAGCAGATAAAGTTGCAACATACGGAATACTTGCACCAATTACAGGTGCTATAGGTGTCAATGACGCTTTCAATATAAAAGGTTTCTTTTACGACCCAACTAATCCTGACAACGATGACCATACAACAAGTATGTCTGGTAATCTTGTAGAAGGTATTGGTCAGTTTGTTATTGGATTTAAAGGTGCAGATAAATTATTTAAATTAAGAAATGTACCAAAAGCTAAATCAACTCTAGGTGCATTTGGTCAAGCGTCAGCAAAAGGTGCTTTAGCAGACTTTACAGTATTCGATGAAAATTCAGGAAGAATGACAGATTTACTTGCTGAATATGCACCAGAAACTGTTGATAGTTATTTTGGATATTTAAAGTCTGATGTAAATGACGAATGGTGGGAAGCAAGATTTAAGAACACAATAGAAGGTCTAGGTTTAGGTTCAATAGCAGAAGCACTATTTAGAGGTGTTAGATTTGGTAAAGCTATTAGAGATAGAAAAATAGATACTAAAACTGCAAAAGAAGACCAAGCATATTTAGAAAAGACTAATAATGTTTTTGATGAAGTAGGCGAAAGATTAAATGAAGCGCAGACTATTAGTCAAAAGATGGATATTCTTAATACGGCTTTAGATGAAGCGTTTCCAAAGAAATTCAAAACAAAACAATTAAATCAGTCTCAAAGAATTAAAATTATAAATGATACTGTTAAATCAGGATTAAAAAATAATTTTGAAAGATGGAATAAAGGTGAACTTACTTCAGAAGAAGCATTTAATATTCCTGAAGGATTTATTAATTTAGATACTTTCAAACTTAAAAATCCTAAGACAGGTAAGAATGAAGGTTTAACAATAGAAGGTGTCAGAACATTTAAATCTTTCTATGACGCTATAACTGCTACTAATACAAAATTAACAAAAAGAATGACTGATGAAGCAGTCAAAAGAAAAGCCATTAATGATTATGGTGGTGATGTAAACCAAGTATTTCAAGATTTTGCTAAGTTTGCAGATAATGTTGATAATACAAACTCATTAATATTTGCACACGAAGTTGCTTATACTTCATTACTAAACGCATTTCCAAAATTCATAAGACAGTACAAAAAAGGAAACCGTACTAAAGGTGATATGGAACTTATGATGTTTATGATTGAGAATATGACAATCAATGCAAAAAGAGTTCGTACTGCAACTGGTAGAAATTTAAGAATATTTAATTTAACTAAAGAAGAATTTTTACAAGCTAAATACGTAGAAGAAGAATTTATAAACGCAAGAAACGCATACAAAAATTTCGGTGGTGGACAGAAAGGTTTTGATATGTTTCTTGAAAGATTAGGTAGAGCCGATAATCCAACAGTAGGTAGACAAGTTCTTAACTTTGCTCTTAAAAACAGAATATGGAATGTAGCTAATGAAATATGGATTAACGCATTGCTATCATCACCAAAAACACAATTAGTTAATGCAGTATCTAATGGTGTAATAGGAATGATGAGACCAATAGAAGAAGCTATTGGAAGTAAAATATCAGAATTAATATCATTTAATGACCTTGATAAAGCAAAAGCATTTAAATTAAATACAGAAGAAGCAATAGCAAGATATGCAGGAATGGCAGAAAGTTTATCTGCTTCTTTAAAATATGCAGGTGTTGCTTTTAGAAATGGTGAATTAGTTTTACAATCAAAAGACGCAGGTGCTTCTAAGTTTGATACTTCTGTCACAAAAGAAGTTCCTGATTATTTAGGTGGTGCTATTGTTAGAACACCATCAAGATTTTTAAATGCTACTGATGAATTTTTCAAACAGATTAATTATAGAGGTAAACTTAAAGCACAAGCAGTTAGAGAAGCTAAAAGATTAGGTTTAACTAAAAAGACAGATATTAAAAAATACGTAGATGAATATATTAAACAAGGATATGACGAAACTGGATTAAGAGGAGTAAATGAAGAAGCATTAAGATATGCTGAAGAAAATACATTTACTAATGAATTAGTTGGATTTACAGATAAGTTTGCAGATTTAGTAAACTCTCAACCTTATTTAAAACAATTCTTTCCTTTCGTTAAAACACCTACAAACATTGCAAAAGCAATAGCAGACAGGTCTCCTTTGGCTTTAGCTTATAGATATGGAGATATACTAGGAAAAAGTGGTGACCCAGTAGCTATTGCAAAAGCAAGAGGTCAATTAGCAGTTGGAAGTATTATTCTAAGTGTAGCTTACATACTTGCACAACAAGGTAAACTACAAGGTAGAACTGGTACGGTAGGAGAAAAGAATTTAGATATTTATAAAGACGCTGAAATTATCAGAATGAAAAAATCTGATTTAGGTTTCAAACCTTATTCATATGTCTTTGATGATGGAAGACAATTACCATTCGGACAACTAGACCCATACGGTGCATTACTTGGAATAATGGTAGACTTCGTAAGTGTCTATGACCAAATGACTGAAGAAGAAATCGAAAGATTTGGTGCAGACGCACAATTAATGATGTTGCAAAATGGGGGTAAAAATCCATTAGACTTCGGACAGAAAGCACAAATATTTGCAGGTTCAGGTTATGAAGCAGTCAAAAGAAATATCTTTAGTAAAACTTATTTAAGAGGTTTAGCAGATTTAGTTGAAGCATTTAATACTGAAGATGAAAGAGCAATGCAAAGATACCTTTCTCAAAAGATAGGAAGTTATGTTCCAAACATTGTTTATAAATTTGTAAACGACCCATACTATAGAGACGCAACAACTATTTTAGAACAAGTTAAAAATAGGACAGGAATGGGAACACCTTCTTCTCCTAGATACAATGCACTAGGTGAAGCACACAAAGATAAAGATAGTGGAATAAAAAGATTTATTAAGAACGCTATTAATCCTTTAGCTACTACACAAAAGCGAAGCGATATTATTGCTGAAGAAATAGTTAGACTAGGAAAAGGATTACCAGTCTTACCTAAGTTTATGGATTTAGTTGAATATGCTAAATATAAAAAAGGTAAAGTTTCTGCATACGATAGAATGAACCAATTGGTTTCTACTATTACAATTAATGGAAAGACTTTACGTCAAGCATTAGAAGCAGAAATACAACTTGATAGTTATAAGAATAAATCAGACCCAATAACTATAGGTAAAGGTATTACTGATAATGGTAGTAAATACGAAAGATTAAGATTTATCCAAAATCAATACATACAAAAAGCAAAAGGTAAATTTGAATTGGAAAAGAAAGATTACTTATTTGTTGATAATGAAAAGCTAACTTTGAAAAAAGCTATAGCAAACAATAAAGCAAATAGTGAAACAATCTCTAGAAATAGAGGAAACAATCAAAATATAAAATTAAAACCGATAATTACTTTCGGACTAAATCAATAGGAATAATATATGTCGTTTAATGCTAGAGTTAGCTATACTGCTAACGGTTCAAACGCTACGTTTGCAATTACGTTTGCTTTCTTAGATAGCACTCACGTAAAAGTATTTTTAGATGGAGTAGCAACAACTGCTTTCTCAGTTTCAGGAAGTAATGTGATTATGAATAGCAATCCTGCAAATGGGGTTGTTGTATTAATTAAAAGAGAAACACCTACAGACGCAAGATTAGTAGACTTCCAAGATGGCTCAGTATTAACAGAAAGTGATTTAGATAAATCTGCAGACCAAAACTTCTTTATTGCACAAGAAATAAATGACGACAGTCAAGGTTCAATGAAGCTAGATAATGCAGATAGATTTGACGCTTTAAATAAAAGAATTGTAAATG